AATCCACATAATAATGCACCACCAAATATTCTAATGAGGTTCTTTCTGTTTTCTTTTTTAGTTAATTCTTTTACCATTATATACTCTACTTTGTTTTCCATAATATAATTATTGGTTAATAAAAAAGGGGGTTGCCCCCCTGTGTTTTTAAAATAAACCTTTTTTTAGATAATTGTTAATTGACCATTGAATGTCGTAACCTTTTTCAATCATTTCAATAACATCATTAAAGGTTGTATATTTTTTAATTTCATCAAATGAATAATTTCCATAAGGCTGAATCTTTTTGTCAGCAAATGCACCCTCGTTTGTTGTAATGCTTCTTATTTTTTTAAATACTTTGTTTTCTAATTGTGTCATTTTGTATAATTGTTTTTGTTTTACTTTGTAAATATACAACTATTTATTTAATTAACAAATAATACACAATTTATTTTAATATAGCTTTATAAAACTCGCCATTTTTAAAATCTACTTGTACGTGAACTTTATAATTGTTCCACATATATTTGCTGAAGTGTAAGCTGTAATTTTCATCAAACACCAAGTACATTCTGCACTCGTGTTCAACTTTTTCAATTTGTTCTTTTGTTAATTCCATATTGCTAATATAAACATTTTTTTAACATTACTAATATATGTAGTATTCACCCTTGTTAGGGTTTTCTAATTGGTCTGTTAAAACGTACCTGAAACTATCTATACAATCTGGGTGTTCACCTGATGGTTTATTTAGGGTATTACCATCTTTATCCTTTGCCCATATGTAACCTTGTAGTTCTCTTTTTAAGTTCCTGCTTCTTGATGTAATGTATATTTCATTTTGGTTTATTAGGTTAATACCAAAGTTTACACTATCCCTACCTTTTGTACACGGATATATATTATGCCCATCCCTACGCAAAGTTTCAATACTCTTTGGTTCTGCTGAATCTGCAATTAAGTTTTCTGTTATATTGTTTTGTCGTAAGAACATAGATAAATCTCTTAATACTGTATTTGATTTGTAAAACACCTCATCTGCTATATAAGCATCATTCCATTTATATAGTGATACAATAACTGTAGGATCAGTATAACCAAAATCTACACCGTGTGCTAATAAACGTGCTTCTTGTGGTATGTTATCTATTTCTTTCCAATCAGGTATGCATACACCTTCTAAAGAACCTGTTTCACCAAGTCCATATACCCTCCACCAATTTGCCCAGTATGTTGAGGTTTTGCCTTTATCTTTTGCTTTTTCTATTTCCTTTACAATGCTTTCAGATAGTGCATTATTATCTTTGTATGTTAGTGTTATGTAATCAGTATCTTCTTTTCCTATCAACTCCTTGTCTACCCAAAAGATATTAGAAGGGTTGTAATCTAACCAAACAGTTCCTGATGTTCTTACTGCTAATTGATTGTAAGCATCAAAGGGTACATTGTTGCATTCGTTAATATATAAATCAGTTCTTCTTGCACCACGTAGTTTGTCAGGTTGATCTGTACTAAAAAATTCTATATAACTACTATTGGTAAAAGTGTATTTTAAGGTGCTTTTATTAAACTGGCTATCCTTATACCTACCTAAACCTTTTAAAATGCCTAAAAAGTCCTTAACGCATCCCCTACGCAATGCAGGAATAGATTCAGCTACTACACTTATTTCTTTGCCATCGTTTCTTATAGCGTAATCAATAAGCAAACAAAGTATTGATATAGTCTTGGAAGCTGATGTGCCACCTTTAACTATTCGTATCCTGCTTTGTAATTGCTTTAGCTTTTTAAATGCTATTGTTTTCTTTACTCGCATATAGAATGAAGCGTAGGGTTTTAGTTATCCCTAATCCTCCATAAATAACGGAATGTCCTCGTTAATAGTTATATCCCTTGTTTCTCTTGGTTTACCAGCATAATAATTATAGTACAGTTGTACAAATTTAAAATCACCTTTTTCTACACCTGCTTTTAATGCTTGGAATGCTGCATCTTCTAATGGTGTTAACTTCTCTATTAAATTAACCTCATCACTTTTAGGTTTTCTACCAGCGTTTTTATTACCTCCGTTAAATTTTCTTTTATCCATAATCAAAAAAATTCATTAATGATTCAACTATACAATACTTTTTTTAACTTATTGTTAATTGATCCTGATTAATTTGTTCTGTTAGCTTCTTTAGTTCGTGGTATTCTTTCTCATAGAAACCTTCTAAACTTTCTGCTGTTTTAAATTCTACAGGGTTAGCATTAACTGCTTTTTGTACCCTTTTGTTTATTTCATTATAATCTTCTTTTAATTGTATATCGTGTTTTAACCAATGTGGTATAAGCCTTTCAAAATGTAGAACTGTTGAATGATCTCTACCCATTGTTTTACCTATAGAAGATAATGACATCCTTGTGTATTGTCTTGTAAGGTAAAAATATATTCCACGTGCTTCTACGTATTCACGTTTTCTTGTTTTTGTAGTTATATCTAACTTTAGATGTTGTTCTACTATTTCTCGTATTAGTGTTGCACTCATAATTAATTTTTATAATTTGTTTCTATAATTTATTTCTTTGTATTATTTCTTTAATTGTTAAAAATCCTGATTCGTGTATTGCTTTTTTTATTCCAGCACACGCTTCATACTGTTCTTCTTCTTCATATAGTTTTATTGTTTCTTCAAGTTCATTAATATCTTTACCATTTACTATATCTACTAAAGCAAGTAAGTAAAATTCTTCTATTATTTTTTTATTCAAAAGCGATGTAATCTATATTATACTTATCTATTAAAGGTTTGTTTAATAAAATTCCGTGTGATGTTTCTGTTATTTTAATATCACCAAAGTATTCTTTTTTATTATATATATCAATTAAAACATTTTTTTTAAACATATATACTTCTGTATAATCTCCTATTATCCAAGTGTGTGTGTTGTCATCTCTAAATATTCCTGATAAAACATATTCATAATTTTGTGGATTTGTTTTTTCTTTTATTTCAATATATAAATTACCCCATCTTTTATATAATTTATCATATTTTATTTCATATCCTTGCATTGTTTCACCAATAGTGTATTGCTCTACCTTATCTTCAATAATATCCAAATACAATTTTCTTTTTTCTATTAATTGTTTTTTAACATATTTTTCAAACTCCTTGCCTTCTTTAAGTTGATATTTATAATTTTCAGTCATATATTACAATTCATTACCCCATCCATACCAATTATCTTTTTTAATTTTTCTGCTAAACAATTCAATTTTATCTCCATAATTATATAAATCATCTATAATATTCATAAATTCTATCGGCTTTTCGCTGTGGTTATTGTTTCTTTCTATGCTTTGTACGCTATCATATAATTGAATGTTGTCAGGTGTACAACTACCTTTTGTTGCTACTAATAAAAACTCGTGTCTTACAGAATTATAATGTCCCATATTATGTTTTACTTTATCCCATATAAAAGATGTCTTGTATTTAAATCCCCAGCTTTTAATTGTTTGTAAACCTTGTTCAAGCAATGGTGAAGTAACCCATAGAAATAATATAGAATTATTTTCTGATATATTGTCTATTGGCAATTTACATATTTCATCTATTCCCATTGTTTCGTAATGGTCTGTTGCTCCACCTGTCAAATGACCTTTTTTCTTATCATTATAAGACCACGCAGGATCGGCATATATTACTCTAAACTTTTTATCTGTTTTAAATATATTTATAAAAAAATTTGTTTGTGGTTCTTTATTTACTTTTTCTTGCCATTCATTTTTTTTATCTTCTTTTTGATAATTTTTAGCAGCAGTTAGCATTCTACTTGTAGTAAGTTCAATCCTTTTATTAGTTTCTTCTTTTGCTGTTGCTATTTCTTCTTCAAATATTTCTTGTGGTAAAGAAGCTATTTTTTGAAACTTACTACTATTGTCTTTAGAAATACCTAATGCACAAAGTGTTGGTTGATCACTTTTACCAGCACTATATTGATTTACTTTACTAATATTAGAATCTTTTAACAACCCACCTAATATTCTTTGTGTTCTTAACTTTTGTTCTGCTATTATGTTTTGTAGTTCAGCATCTTTCTTTTCAGCTTTTGCCCAAGTTTCTATAGCTTTTACTTTGTTAAGGTATTCAACTCCTGTTTCTATTGTTCTTATTTCTGCTAATTGTTGTTTAGCATTATCTCTTAATTGTAGTGCATCCATATTTTTTATTTATAATATACCCCTCATTACATATTGATCTAAATCATTATCTTGTTCAAAGAAGTATTTGTAGTTATCTACTGCTTGTTTAAATTTGTTTTCACCTCTTGCTAAAAACTCATCTGTAGTTTCAAATATACCTATATCAGTACTTGCTTTATCTATTACCAGAAACGTGAACTTTTTCTTATCAAATAGTTTTAAGTACAGCCAAGCCTGTAGGTCATATCCATACTTATCAGCACTATATTTAAAGGTGTTGAGTTCTGCTGTAGTCTTATAGTCAATGATAGTATCCCCTTGTATAATATCACACTTCCCACGAAATGGCAATTCTTCTAACATTTGCACTTGTGGTACTTCAAACTCACTTTTGTTTAGTAGTTTAATTGCTGCTTCATTTCTTAATACTGCATCTGTTAATCTTTCTGCTGCATTCTTTTCTTTTGTAAGAAATACCTCACCATACTTTGCTTTTGCTTCTTTATATATCTTGGTGTTCTTTGTGGAAGCATCTACAAAGTGCAGCTTGTTAATTTTGTGAGGCTCTAAAATCATCCAATGCGCCAATTTTCCTGCTGACAGTGCTGGACTATCTGAATTGGGATCACCATAATTTAATATGTTTCTATATGTCTTTGGACTTTTAAGAATGGTTTTTAGTGATGAAGAACTTAATGCGTTCTTACCAAGATAATTATAATAAAATTCATCATCATATGCCATACCTACTATTTCTTCTTGTAAATAAGTTTCACCGTTTAGTAATGTTATCATATTGTAGTTTTTATTTTTGTAATTGATTGCCTTCTAATTTTAGATGTTCTATCAAATATTAAACGACATTGCTCAACTGATGTTAAATCATCTTCTACAATATCTGTAATTATTGTGTGAATTAAATTTGCCATAATTAAATGGTCGTTTTCATTGTATGCCATTTCATACAACTCAATTAGTTTATCTATATTTTTCATTGTTCTTTGTTTAAATTATTCTACTAATATAAACATTTTTTAAACAATTACAAACCTAAACTTTTTTTGGTTTCAAGTTTTTCTAATTTCTGTTCAAGTTCTACAATTGTTAATTCAGCTTTTCTTGCACGTTCTACTGCACGTATCTTATCGCCCCTGTATTCGCTTAATGAATCATCATACAACCTTTCGTTCATTATATGGTTGTGTACATAAAACCCTACTTCTTGCCAAGCATAGTACATATCATTTAGTGCTTGATTATCTGGTTTTAGTTTTCTTGATTTAACTATGTGTTCACCTACTAAATTAAAGTTGGTATAGTATTCTATTTCTTTAAGATTGTTTATTTTTTTGTTCATTGTTTCTTTGTTTATAATATTTCTGCTTCGCTTACATTTAACAAAGCAATTTCTTTAGGTATCTTTTTATTGTTCTTAAATTCTGTTGTGGTATTATGATATTGTATTTCCCAAACAGGATCAACAATATACAAATTAAATCTATATACTCCAGATGGTGTAGAATT